GATGAGTTTTCAGGTTTATCAGCCAAGGATTACCCTTGAGGAGGGGATCGCAAGGGCACTCTTGACGCCGTAGGCACAAGGTTCTATGGTGTCAGGGAAAGGAGAAACCATGACAAAAGAAAAAACCACATTAGAGTTTACTATCTATAGCGACGACAGCCAAACGTTTGAGAAGACATTTACCGACATCTACAACGAGGCGTACGCGCTTCTTTGCGAAAAGCAAGCTAGGTACGGTGACTCAAACATTGAGCAACTTGGACTGCACGGCGTCATTAGCCGAATCGGCAATGACAAGGTCGCTCGGGCAAAAAAGTTCCTGAACGGGAAAATTGTTAACGGTCAAGTCATTCTTGACCCAATCCCCGACGATCAGGACGAATCGCTCACTGACACCCTGCTAGACATTGCGAACTATGCGCTCATTGCAGTTGCATTAAATCGCGGTCTTTGGGGCGCACCAATGGAGCGCGATCTTCCAGAAAGGCCAAAGGGAAAGTGAACAAGCAATTCGTTGAGGCGCTAAGGGCGGCAAGAAAAGAAGGGAAGATTGACGCAATTCGAGAAGGCATGCGCGCTCTTCACTCTTCAGCCGCTTGGGCTGCGGGAAAGGCGGACGATACTGAGTACCATCGCGGATTGCGCGATGGAATAGTTATTGCAATGGAGGCGATAGGGTATAACCGATGGGAAACGAATCAAGATACGAAGTCTGGAAAGTAGAGCGTAACGAAAGAGGGGAGGGATATAGGTGGGCGATATGGGACAACGAAAACGAAATGGTAATCCTGAGCGGTCTGGCTCCGGACGGGGACAGCGCCGTGGAAGAGGTAAGGAGCTCTATTTCCTTCCTGACGACAGGCGTCCAGATACTAGAAGTGCCAAAGCAATGATGGATGGCTGGTTTGGCGCTTCCTTTGCAATGGGTCATCCCAACGCGAGGAAGATGTTCACTGGCTCACAGAATCAGGTAATGAGCGCAACCGAATCAATCAAGAGCACTGTTGATTTTATTTCAAAGTCAAATAGCGTTGTTGAGGTTGATCGGCCAATGCCCGGCTCCCCGATGTGGAGCATCACGGTCAACGCCAAGTTTGGCGGGGTCTCACAAGAAGGAACGTTTGAAGCCCTTAACTTCAACGAAGTTGTGAATGGAGCAATTGGGTGGGCAAACCAGAAAAGAGCGTTCTAGACTCTTCCGTCGCACGGCTGAGGTCTCTCCTTAGCCAAGCGCTTGCCGGGTCTCATCCAAACTCATTCCACGGGCTCGGCAGGGACCTTGACGGGAAGATAGAACTCGTGACAAGATTGGCTTACATAGCCGGAATCAACAGGTCGCTAGAGATTATTGAAGATGAGATGGAGAGGGGGGCAGGCAATGGTAACAAGGAAGCAGGCGATACTCGACATACTGAATCTAACTCCTAACGAGTGGGTCAACGGCGACCGCCTTATGCAGTCAGACACTGGCGGTGGAAGGTTTGGCGCAAGGATTGAGGAGCTCAGGAAAGATGGATTCAATATTGAGGGTCGCCGCCACCCTGACTCACGAAGGGACATTTGGCAATACAGGATAATTAACATCAACACCAAGCGGGCTGTCGGTTTCTGGTCGTGCACATCGTGCGGCGAGGAAGTGACAGCCGATCTCGCCGACAGCGGCGTCGTGAGCGTTGACCCGAACTTTGTTGAGCTCATGTGCCCAAGGTGCAAAAAGCGAAGATTCTTCAAGAAAAACAAGCCATGAGAAAACTCCTTGTCTCATTCATTGCAATCGTTGTGATGATGGCGTCGCTTGCGGTTCCGGCTGAGGCAAAGTCCAAAGGGAAAAAGTATAGGGTCACCTATACCTGGCAACAGTTTGGTCCGATCTTCGGCTGGGCCCAGGATCGCATTAACCAGCCGTTCGGGAGGCTTGACGGAAAGAAGCCCTCAGCCAGCGGCTCTGGGATAAACATCTATGTCATTGATACTGGAATAGGAGAAGAGGATTGCAACGGTCACGGATCGTTCATCAACAGCCTGTTCGTTAGCAGTGATTTAGGGATTGTCAAAGAGGCTAATGTCGTTGGGGTTAAAGTTCTTAACTGCAACGGGGTCGGATCGGCGCAAGATGTCATTGACGGGGTGATGTGGGTGATTGAAAACGCAGACCCATCTTCTTCAATCGTTAACATGAGCCTTGGCGGTCCGCCCTCTGCTTCCGTGGACGCTGCCGTCAGGGAAATGGCGCTCCTTATGCCAGTAGTAGTTTCTGCTGGAAACGAGGCATCAAACGCATGCAACGCCAGCCCAGCTAGGGTTGCTGAAGTGATAACGGTAGCCTCAATGAATTATGTGAACATGAGGTCAAGCTTTTCAAACTGGGGACCCTGCGTTGACATGTGGGCGCCTGGGGACAAAATTGACGGCTACGATAAGTTAGGCGCAGACCAAAGAGGCAGCGGAACAAGTTTCTCTGCACCGCTGGTCGTTGCCTCAATCGCATTTGTTGCCGACAGAGATGGCACCACCACCATGCAGGCGGCTCAAACCGTATTTAACGAGAGCAGCAACATGCCGATCATTGACGGGCGATGCACCGCAGGAATGGTTAGGTGCAAGGTTCTGTTTTTACGAGATGAACCGTACGACTGGCTTAGAAACGACTCCCCGTCTTGGCTCCAGTAAAGTAGAAGTTCGTTCCAGAAAGGTCCGCTGCATACACCAAGGCGTCAACCAGGTCATCATGTTCACCGTTCGGGAACGCAGCCATTTCCGCCTCAAGCTCCCTGATGCCCGGGGCGTTCTTCACATGAAAAACCTTTCCCGCTTCGTATCTGGCCGCAAGCGCTCGAGATCTTGTCACCTTGTCCTTGTCTGGGCGGACTGGTCTTGCTGGCAGGTTGGTGGTGCCAAGTATTTCCCGCACAAATGTGCTTTGGTGCTGAACAGCCTCAATGTTCACGGACTCAAAGTTTCTTGCGCTATCAGAAACATTTCCAGCGTGAGGCAGTAGATACTCTGGCCATAGCAGCCTAGGTCCGGACTCCTGAACAAGAGCGCCCTCTTTGTTTACCCCAGTCAGCCAATCCTTATGCCCTTCTGGAAGCCTAGCCTTCCATGCGCCGATAACATAGAGGTTGTGGTCTGAGTCCTCTATAACCTCAACGCAGGATGTGTAGTCGCTGCGCTCGGATGCGGACGAGGCAAGGTCAATCCCCACCCTTCGCGCACCATCTGGGGCCTTGTCAATGTGTTGAAATTTGTCGTACCTAAAGATGTTGCCACCCATTGAGGTCACATCGTTTTGAAACTGAAGCATAAAGATCGGAGTTCCTAGTTCCTCCTTCTTCTTGTCCATGTCCTCAACCGTATACATCTGCGGCCAGAGAATTTTTCCCTCCTCAACGGCGCGACGAAGCATGACCGGCGTTCCCTTCTCCTTTAGCCCAGCGTAGAAGTCGTCCTCGTGCCACCTAGTTCCGATATACCAACGCTTCGCACCAGGAACAAGCATAGGGTCAACAACCTGCCAGTAAGTGTCGGAGGCCTTTTGTCGCTGCACCGCCGTGGCGTTCTCCTTCATGCCCACCATGTCGTCGCCGATGAGGATGTCTAGTCGAGCACCGGGCTTGATGGACCCAAGACCGTCAGCAAAACAGGTCGCGTCCTTGCCCATGTTTGCCCCCTTGATGGTCCACACCTCGTCTGTCCACTTCGGGCCAGCCACGCCGGCTTGGGCCCATTCAAAAATCTCAGCAAAGTGTGTTGACTCAATGATTGACTTAATAGCCCTGGAGCGGGCAAGCGCGTCGGACAGCACGGAGGTTAGAACGCCAACGCGTATCTTCCCCTGATTTACCCCTATAAGACGAGCAACCCGATGGATAAGTTGAGTGGTTTTGGCATGACCTCGCGGCATAAGCACCAATGCGCGGTCATTTTTGTCAAGAAAGCGCTCCATTTCGCGCAAATGCTTGGGAAAAACAAGGTTTCCGACGTATTCCGCGAAGGCGGCGTCAGACGTTTTGGCTTGTTCCCTCAACCACTGTCGGTACATCTGGCTGTTCAACTTCTGCCTCCTCTAGCGCTTCTGCCCAATTTCTCATTCTGCCCGCAAGATCGAGCGGGCTAAGCACATCAATAGGGTGATCAGATACGACAATCTGCAGCGGCCCACCGTTTGGGCCAGTCAGTTCTGTCTTTTGAGCCTCATAAGCGCCAGTAAGTTTGGCGATCCTGTCTATAACCTCAAGTTGAAGTTTAAGGAAGGCGGCCTCTCCGTTATACGACTTTCCCTTAGCGTTTGTGTGCCCGCTAGAAGCCATCTTTGCAATGTGATTAGCCCGCTCAAGCAGTTCAACCTTTGTCTCCGCCGTCCCTATTCCCTCCTCAACCCACTGCCTGCGTATTGCGGCAAGGTGCTTTCTGACAGTATCTGGCCTTAGTTGAACAACCCCAGCAATCTCCTCAATGGAAACGCCCGAGAGGTGCATATTCTTTATGCGCGTCATGAGGATGTCGCGGTCAGCGTTGCTTCTTCGTCCAACTTGTGCCATATGGGGATACTATCATACAATCTGATCTTGACGGCAAGTTGCAAATCTGCCTGCCGTCATATAGGATTTACCCATGAGCAGAAACGGTCCTCCCAGAAAATACGCCTTTGACCCGAGGACAGAGCGCTTTAGGCGAGTTGTTGAAATGTGGTCGGATCGAGTCAGGGTTTCCCCAAACGCAATTTTTCACTTTGCTACTGAATACGGTCGCACCTATCACTGGATGAAAGAGCGATGGCTTGGGGGCGTTCCGGTGAAGGACCACGACCTTGCCTGGCTAGAGGATACCGTCAGCTCAAGAATCGGGGCCAAAGTCTCTGGGATTATGGCTAACGAGCAGCTCATTGTGCACCAGAAAGCGGTTGATGCGATGTGCAGGCAGTGCATTTCAATTTCTAAAACTAATTACTGCCCAGATAGGACATGTGCCCTAAGGCCAGTCTCCACCATTCCACTGAAGATGGCGGCTGCGGACTAGGGGTTCTAGGCGTAGATTGGGACTCCATAGACCTAGGTGCCACGAACCAATAATATTGCCGCATGGCACTTTCCACCTATAACATTTCTGCCGATCAGGGGTCGGATCTTGACACCCTTATTACCTATACGAATGATGTTGGAACCGTTATCAACCTGACTGGATGCTCGGCTAGGATGCAGGTTCGGCAGTTCGCTGGTTCAAGCAACCCAGTCCTCAACCTGACCAGCTCAAGCGGGATCACGCTCGGCGGGGCGGCCGGAACAATCAGAATTTTGATTTCTGCCGCCGCCCTCTCCCTAGTGCCAGCGGGGTCATATGCCTACGACATTGAGCTTGTGGACACGGTGCAGGTCGTTCTGAAGATTATTTCTGGTCAATTTGTAGTTAATGCTGAGGTGACTAGATGAGCCCGATAACGGTTACTAGCGTCAACAGGAATGTAACCATTTCCAGCGGGTCTCCTGCCAACCCCCATGCAACGTATACCCACACACAGGCTTCCGCCTCGTCAACATGGACAATTACGCACAACCTTAACTGCTTCCCGTCTGTGGCGGTTGTAGATTCTGCAGGTAGTGTAGTTTTTGGAGATGTCGTGTACATTAGCGCTAATGTCGTAAGCATTACCTTTGTCGCTGCCTTTGGCGGCAAAGCCTATCTAAACTAAGGAA